AGAATGACAACAACCGCAAACGTGGAATTATATAGGGGAGACACACATGAGATAACTGTGACAGTCACAGATAGTGATGGCAGTGCATTTGACTTAACTTCATACACAATGAAATTAAGCGTAAAGAAAAATAAGGACGATGATGATTCGGATGCAATCATTACAGATACAGCAGTTATAGCAACCCCTGCAACAGGTATAGGTGTATTTAGTTTAACTGTGACAGACACTAATAAACCCGGTGGAACATACTATTGGGACGTTCAGATCAACAACAGCACAACAGATGTTAAGACTGTGACTGTTGGTACTTTTCAAATATTGGAGGATGTCACTAAGACAGCAAGTTAATGAAAAATGGGAATATGGACAAGTTTTAAATCAATGGTTGGTGGTTACAAACCAACAGATATAGACGAGCCTGGAGTGTCCTCGGAAGAAGCAGTGGTACCTGCATCAGATTTACAGATAAGAAAGTCATATACAGCAAACTTTTTGTACAAACCTCCGTTCGGTTATCCACGTGACATAAACGTACCAATACTTAAGGACTTAACAAAGAATGCCTATGTATTTTCAACTATACAAACAATATCTGATGAGATATCTTCCACAGATTGGGATATTGTTGTAAAGGAAGGATATGATGGTGAAGTGTCTGAAGACGATATTACACAGATTAGGAATTGGTTCTACAATCCAAACCCAGAGAATGAGAGTTTTAAGCAGATACTAAAGATGGCTATACAGGATATCTTAGAATTAGATGCAGGTGTATGGATCAAGGTATTCGGTTATGACGGAAAGTTTAAATCATTATACGCAAGAGACGGTTCAACATTCTTAAAGAACCCAGATATTTACGGGTCTATACAGAATAGGGTAGAATATGTACGTCCAACAAATTTAGAAGAGTTCAAGGACTTAGACAATCCAAACCAATTACAAAGATATGAAGACTTATACGATAAACGTGCAGCATACTACCAGTATGGGTGGACAAGAGGTGCTTATCCAGTTCCATTTGGTAAACGCGAAGTTGTATACATGATGAGGAACCCTAGGACAGATAGTTTATATGGAAGATCTCCTCTAGAAGTTATTGGCACAGTTCTTTATACATTAATATACGGTTCTTCATATAACCTAGACTTTTACTTGAATAATAATATGCCCGAAGGTATAATAAAGCTTATCGGGGCAAACCCAGACCAAATAAAGCAATTTAGAGAAAGATTTGATAGGCAGTTCAGACAAAAAGATACATTTGGGAATACTAGGAAGGTTGGCTATAAGTATCCTATTGTTAACCGAGATGCTGGGTTTGAACCATTTCAATTAAAACCAATAGAGATGGAAGTTATATCTCAGCAACAATGGTTTATCAAGTTGTTCTGGTCATGCTTTGGAATTACTCCTAGTGAGATGGGTTTCACAGAAGATAGTAATAGAGCAACAGAACACGGGCAAAATGTTGTTGTCAAGAGGAAGGTATGCAAGCCATTGTTACAGCTTTTAGAATATCACATAAACACACAGATAATACCAGAATTTGGCATAGAAGGTATAGAATTTAAGTTTAATGAGTATGACTTGGAAGAAGACCTTAAGAAACAGCAGTTAAACCAGATGAAGATAAACATGGGTGTTATAACCCCTGAGATGGTTGCTGAAGAAGAAGGTATAGATGTGGATAGGTTGAAGCAAGAAAAGGAAGAGAAGAGGCAACAGAACATGGAGGAGATGGAAGCTAAATCTCCTCAAATACCCGATCAAATGAAACCAGAAGATCAAAAACAAGAGGAATCCAAAAAAGAAGCTGAAAAGAAGGAGCTTAAGTCAAATGTGAAGGAAGAAGACGTTTTTGAGGAAATTGAAAGTTATATTAAGGAGATTGGGGAAAAGGTTACAGAGGTTGTGGACCTCCGTAAAAAACCCTTGAATGCAGTATGAGTTCATACGTTGAGGTGAAGTCTATATTAGACGACATCGCTAAAAACATCGTTAAGGTATTTTCCTTAGATCGTTTCATACCAAAACTTCGTGAATCTATGAAGAAGAAGTATGATTCTGGTCTTGAGAAGGCTGAAGTAGAGTTTGAAATGAACTTTGTACGTAATGAGCGTCAGATAGACGGACTTGCAACCCACACCTTTGATCTTATCAAGGGAATGACAGATGAGATGGCTTCAGATGTTAGGCAACAGATGCAGATGGCTCTTCTCAATAATGAGTCTGTTGAACAGATAAAGAACCGTCTTGATGGTATTTTTAAGGGAGATAATCCTACAAGGTTTAGATATGAAGATAGATTACGTATGATTGCACGTACAGAGTCCAATAGAGCAGAGAATATGGGTAATTTTGAAGGGGCTAAACAATCAGGTATTATATTAAAAAAGTACCTTTCAGTTGCAGAGGATGAGCGTACAAGCGATATCTGTGGGGCATTTGATAGAAAGTATGGTACAGAAGAGCAAGCTATACCTATGGAAGAGGAATTTCACGTTACAGTAAAAGGCAAGGAATACAGGGAAAAAATCCCTCCATTCCACCCAAATTGTTTCGTGCCCGGCACCTTGGTTTCATGTAGAGAAGGATATAAAAAAATCGAACATATTAAAGAAGGAGATATGGTTCTTACACATAGAGATAGGTATATGCCAGTTTATGATACAATGTTAAGAAATGCCAAGGAAGATATATTTGAAATACAAACAAGTCAGGGGAAAATGAAAGTTACAGGAGAACATCCGATAATGACAAATAATGGGTGGAAAATTACAAAGAATATTAAAGAAGGAGATTATATCTTAAAGGTAAAATGATAGAAATAAGATGTATGTGGTGTGGTAAAAGAATGAGGAGATATCCTTATCAGATTAAAGAAAGATATTATTGTGGGGCTTCTTGTCAGATGTTCCATGAATATTCTTTGGGGATACGGGATGGTAAAGAGATAACAAAGAATTCAAGATTAAAAATAAGAAAAATGATGCAAGAGTTTAATTGGTTAAATACTAAAGAAAGCAGGGATAATTTGAGGAGAATTATGCAAACTAAAGAATATAGGAAAAAGGCATCAGATTCTAAATTGGGGATCAAAAACCCTATGTATGGGAAAAAAGGGGCAGATGCGGGACATTATTGTGGGGGATCTAATAGGAAATATGGTGTTGCCTATAGGGGCTTTGATTGGAAGAGAATAAAATTAAAAATAAAAGAGAGAGATAATTTTAAATGTTCAATATGTGGAATACCAGAAGGGGAATGTAAACAAAAATTACAAGTTCACCATATTTTACCTTATAAATGCACAAAGGATAATTCTCCAGAAAATCTTATTACTGTTTGTAGTAAATGTCATGCAAAAGTAGAACCCAAGTTTGTGAAGGTAAAAAAAGTCCAAAAAAGCCACTATTCTGGAAAGGTATATAATTTTGGCGTTGAAAATGACGAAACATACGTTGCAAATGGTTTTTTAGTCCATAATTGCAGAACACGTGCCTTATTTACTTCATAAAGGCGTTTTTTAGCTCAAATTTTAGGAATACTTAAAAAGAAAGTTCTATAAGATATATTAGGTTTAAATAAAACTCCTTTAAGGAAAGGGAGGTTAAAATGCCGAAGAATATAGATGGAAAGCCGGTAAATGAGGAGAAATGGTCAAAGGCTAAAGAATTGGCTGTGGAACAGGGACACTCAGAGGACTATGATTACGTTGTAGAGGTATACAAGAAGATGGTTGGCTTAAAGTCAAAAAACAATTATTTGTTTCTTTCTGATCCTTGTGGATGGCATATAGTAGAGACCAAGAGTGGTAAAAAACATTTTGTTGAAGGGTATATTTCTACGTTTGACAAAGATCTCTATAATGATGTTGTGACTCATGAGGGTATGTCTGATATGCTTAACCAACTAGGTGAGAGATCAATCAAGTTGGATTTGGATCATGAGACTTGGAGAGACGATAACGGTAGGATGTATGAACATCCGAAAAACTTGAATCCCATTGGGAAGATAGTTGACGCAAATTTAGACAGCGTTGGTATAAAAGTTAGGGCCGAGATTAATGGATCTTCTTCTAGATTCGGTGAAGTTTGGAAGAGTATAGAGGACGGTTTCTTGGATGCATTTAGCGTTGCTTATGTTCCAAAAGAAAGCAAGTCCGTAGATACAGAACAAGGAAAAGTTAATCTTCTTGATAAGGTAGATCTGCTAAATGTAGCACTTACAGGATCGCCTATTAACCCAAATGCAAAAATGACCGACGTATTTTTGAAAAGTTTAAGAGACATGGAGGAAAAATTCAAAATGGAAAACGAAAACAAAGCAAAAGAAGTTGTTGTAGAAGCAAAAGCAGAAATTGAAGCTAAACCAGTGGAAGCTCCAAAAGAAGAAGTTGTTGAAGCACCAAAAGAAGAAGCTTCTAAAGAAGAACCTAAGCCAGAAGCGCCAAAGGTTGACGTAGAAGCAGAATTAAAATCTAGAGACGAGAGAATTGGATCTTTAGAGAAAGAAATGGCAGAACTAAAGGCAAAGATTGCTGAACCAATAATGAAATCAGTAGTTGAGCAGATGCCAGAAGTCAAAGAGGAATCAAACATAAAAGGGCCTCTTGATTTGATTAGTTAATAATAAACATCGGAGGAATTTAAGATGAAAATAGGAACAAAAAGTATGGCGGGAGTTGCAGCAGGAGCTTCATATACCACATCATTCGGCTCACTACCAAGTGGAACTGAATATAAGAGTGGATATGCAGGACTTAAAAGCGATTTGAGACCACAATTAAATGAAAAATTACAATTAGGATTAAAAGCCTTCAACACCCAAACAGGTGGAGCGGGTACAGCTGGGTATGCTATGATCCCAGTATTCGTAGATCCGGAAATAGTAGACAGAACAAGAGCATGGACACCTTTGGTAGAAATATTCCCAAGGGTAACAAACCAAGGTATTACCGCAGATTACAACTTTATATCAAGTAAAGGCGGAGCATTCTGTGCAATAGAAGACGCAGCATTAGCAGAGACAGATACAACACCAGACAGGGCAAGTGTAACAATTAAGTACCTATACAGTGTTGGTAGAGTAACTGGTCAAGCACAAGCAGCAGTACCTTCATATATGTTGGCAGGATTCCAACCGTCAGGGGCAGTAGCTCCTTTCAGCGATCAACTTGCAGGAAATGCAAAGAGATTTGAAGTTCTTGTAAAAGCAAGAGAATTGAAAGAGTTAGAAGAGAACTTGATTATAAACGGTAATTCAAGTACTTCAGGTATTGCGGGGAACCCTAACGGAACAGAATTTGATGGTATAATTGCTATTCAAAGTACAACCAATAAGCTAGATAAGAACACTACAGCTCTTGAGTTAGATGATATAAACACAGCATCACAATATGCTTTTGATGATGGTGGACTACCAAGCTTAGCGGTATGTTCAAGTGCAGTATTCACAGATTTAATGCACTTATTAACTAGTAAGATTGGATACTTACAACCTTCACAGGATGTTGAATTTGGATTCCAATACATTACCTTGCACACACCAACAGGTCCTGTAAAAGTTATACAGAGCAAGTATATGAGTAATGTTACTGGTAGTAAGGCAATCTACTTACTTGACATGAGTGTTTGGGAAATGAGAGTTCTTCAAGATATGACATATGAAGATCTAGCAAAGACAAACGATTCAGAGAAGTTTTCATTGAAGATATATGAGGCTTTAATTTGTAGAGCACCAGCATTCAATGCATGGGTTGGAGAGATAGCATAAAGCTATCTACTCTCTTACTTTTAGGAGGTAAAACAAAATGACAAACGTAGACTTAGCAGTAAAGGAATTAAACCCTCTTGGCGGTGCAACAAATGCAGGTGAAAAGATAGGTTTGGTAGATAGTGCGGCAAAGGCAGCACAGAATGATACATTAACAGTATCCAATGCTTCCACAGTTATTTCAGTTTTGTTACATGATGACACCACAGGTGTTATTGATGCAGGGACAATCTCTTCAAATGTAATAACCTTAACAACTGCAGCAACAGGTACAGTAAGTGGTATCATAATATATAAATAAATTTGGAGGATAATTAAAAATGGCAGCAGCAGAATTAACAGAAGCTTTTGTTGGTGGAGTTGCACCACACGAGCAAAAAACAGGACAAGGATTAAAGTGTTTATCATACACAGCAACAGTAGCAACTCAAAATGATTGGGTGATACTTGGTGATTTTACAGTAGTTACCAATGTTTATTGTGAAATAGTTGCATCAGGAGTATTAAATCCATGTACAATTGATGGTACAACAACAAATAAAGTTGTATTAACAAGTGCAACTACTGGCGATGTCAGGTTAATAGCTTGGGGTTACTAGATGGTTTGTAGTCGGTGTGGGCTTTGTTGCAAATCTGTATCTTTTACGGTTGCAACCACACTTGACAACATTTCATCACAATTGGGTATGACAGAGGAAGATACAATCCGATATTATGCTCTACATAATATAGATATAATCAAAAAAGAGGATGCAACAACATTTCAAATTAAGAATGTTTGTTCAGAACTTGGAGAAGATAATCTCTGTAAGATTTGGGAAACCAGACCAGAGATTTGTAAAAACACAAAGGACAAGAAGTGCATCTTGAAACCAGAAGGATGTACAGATTAGGAGGAACAAAATGAAAGTAGAACATTTATTAAAACCAATAGCAGAAGATGATAGACCCAGACCAATTTTGGTTGGTAGAGATGAAGAAGGAAGACCTATCTGGAAATTCCCTAAGGAAGAAGAAGTGAAAAAAGAAGAAGTTAAAGAAGAGAAGAAAGTAGTTAAGAAAAAAGTAATTAAGAAAAAGAAAGTAGTTAAGAAAAAAAAGAGATAAAAATTAGACAATGACAATCGGTTATACCACATCAACAAAAGTATATGCCACAGGAGGCATAACTAGTAGTACTATATCTGAACAGGATGTTCAGTTCTTTATAGAAGATTCTATGGATGAGGTGGATAGGATTTGTAATACTACCTTTTGGAAACTGATTGATTCAGGTACCGCTTCGGCAGGGGGCACTACAAGCCTCACAGACTCATCCGAGGCATGGACTGTAAATGGACACGTTGGACATTTTGTTTGGATATATGGTGGAACTGGTATAGGGCAGATAAGGAAGATCTCAAGTAACACTGCAACAATATTAACAGTGGGTACGTGGGGTATAGACCCTGATGCCACATCTACATATAGGATACTTTCAACAAATCCGGCAAAGGATCCTTATGTCTCAGACGACTTTGATGGTACAGGTACAAACACCTTTTATTTAGACTTTGTCCCACTAATGGCTCTTGAAGAAGCAGAGAGCAATTCAGTATCAATTACCACATCAGATATTTACCAATATAAACAATCAGGAAAATTAGTACTTCAAACAGACGCAGAAGCTACAATTTGGAGCTCGACTTACCCCCAAAATATAAGTCTATCTTACTGGTATGGGGTATACCCAATTCCCAGAATAGTAGAAAGATATTGCACCATTGTGGCTGCAATGAGGATGTTAAGTGCTCAGATTGGTGGCACATTTGATGATGTAACAAGCTTTAACTTACCACATATGAGCGGTTCACTTGGTGAGCCTTATACAAACATACGTGAAGCGTTAGCGAGATTAACAAAAGAGAGAGATTACATTCTCCCAATGTTGCCAAAGTATTTGGCTATTACGGAGAATTAAGATGGCTGTAACATTTGTTAAGGCCAACTGGGCAGATCAGATAATAGATCGTCTGGCAAGAACAGTAACACACATACCAGTTACAAAAACAACAGACAACATATACGGAAATGAAACACTTACCGATGGATCTTCCGTGTCCATTTCAGGTGTATTCCTGAAGATCGCTGACAAATGGATGTTTGATGAGCAAGGTAAGGTAGAGGGCGGAGACGCATATCTAATGGTGAAGGACACAGTAACCATATCAGTGGATGATAAAATAACTGTAGATAGTGAAACATATAGAATAGGGGATATACTTAAAGTATATTCAGACGAAAGTAACTCAACAGAGTTATTTCAACATTGCAACTTGTTCAAGATATCTTGAACTAGCGGATAAGAATTCGTGAGGTTGGCGAAAAAGATGGTAGATGATAAAACATTATGGTTAATAGGAAATGACTTGGTTAATGAGTTGGTTAAGACATGTCCAGTAGATACTGGCCGATTAAAGAATTCTATAAAATTTAAGCCAAATACAGATGGTACAATAACAATATCTATGGCAGACTATGGAGAGATAGTTGAATTTGGATCCTTGCCCCATGTAATAAGGCCAAAGAATAAAAGTTCTTTGAAATTTAATACACCTGAAGGTACAGTCTTTGCAAAGAAAGTTAATCACCCAGGAACAACACCCCAACCATTTATTAGAAGAGCAATGCAAAGAAAACTACCAGAGATTTTAAGAAAGAGGTTGGTAATATAAAATGGCATATATAGACATAACAAATATAGTTCAAGAACTTGCCGTGTTTATTAAGAACTCAGATATATTTACAATAACACAAAGAGGAGTTACTACAACGGCAGACACTGGAACTTTTGCAGGAGATTCATCTTATCTTATTGATAAGACAAACGTTAAGAATATTAGATCAATAGTTGTTGCTGCAGTGACCTTGGAATTAAAAGACGATTATACTGCGGATTATTATTATGATGATGCTGGTACTAAGAAGTGTAAAATAACATTTATTGCGGCACAAACAGGTGCATATACAATAACTTATGATTATGGAAACTCAGATAAGATATACCCAGATTTTCCAAGACCTGATTTAACATTGGGTAGTTTTCCAAGAGTTGGAATGGGAATAATAGGAATAGACAGCGGAGATGTTGGATTTGGTAATGCCATGTCTAGTGACATTACAATACAGATAAATGTGTATGATGATGGTGTGCAAGATATAGATGGTTACTTAGATGCAATAAGGATTGCAATTATTGATGCGCGTGATGATTTCAAATATTTAAGGAGGTTAGTTCCTGTAGGTACAGGGCCATTAATAAAATCGGCTTTTGGTAGTGATAAAATTATGCAAAAGAGTTTGGATGTTATTAGTATCCTAAACTATGAGATTAACTAAAATGAATGAAGAACAAGCAGATAAAATGATTAAGATTATGGAGGAACTTTTAGATTATACTAAAGGCCTTCATAAAGAGATGAGAGAGGTGAAAGTTAGAATTTCAGAGATGGGGCAATGAAATTCGAGAATAGATACATAAAATCAATGGTACTAATGGGTGTCAGCGAGATAATACTGGGGGTAATATTTTGGGCAACTGGTTTCGCAGACTGGTGGTTTAATTACCTTCACTTTTTTGGTTACCTTGGTCTGGGGGGTATTTTAGTTGCCTTTTGGCATTATGTACTATTAAGATGGGACAATCGCAAGTCAAGGAGGAAATAAATGGCAAATCGGGAATTAATTTCAGGAGTAGGTACATACTTACTTTATGGAGATGAAACAACCTTTGGTATAGCTGGAACTGTAGATACAATCTTTGGATTAGTAAGCAGTTTCACACCAAATATGAATAATAACGTAGTAAAGGCTAGAGGCTTTAAAGGAAGTGCTTCTGGTGGACGAGACATAGCACAATTAGTAGGAGGTAAGTTTGAAAGTAGCTTTTCTGTAGAATTAACACCATTAAATTGGGATTGGTTACAGTATGTTGTTGGATCAAGGAGTGGTTCAGGAACATCCGGCGATCCATATATTTATACAGGATCAAATACATTAACAAGCTTAACTGTTTCACATTGTTTTAATAATGACACAACAGATAGAGAAGAACTTTACTTAGGATGTATGGTTAATTCAGTTACTTTAAAGGCTGCAGTTGGAGAACCAGTTACATCAACAATAGAATTTGTAAATGCTGATTTGGATAAGGACGCAACCTTGCCAAGCAATGTAGCTTTAACAGACGTCCTTCCGTACACATTTGCAGGAGGATCAATAGAGATACCAAATGCAAGTGCCATACCAAATATTATAGATAGTGTAGAAATTACCATTACAAATAATATAAATATGGTATATGGTTTGGGAAGTCGTGTTGGGCAATCAAAAGCAGAAGGTGCAAGAGAGTACTCTATTAAGTTTACAGTCAACTATGTAGATGAGACCTTAATAGACTTATTTTTAGGCAGTGCTACAGGACCAACAAATCCAACAGAGAGTGCAACACTTGCTGTAAGGTTTGATAATCCAGATGGGACAAGATCAGTAGACTTTGTATTTAGCGAATCAATGATAGATTCAATGTCTGAAACAGCAAATCTTAATGAGATTGTTAAGGAAGATCATACAGCTGTTGCAAAGACATTATCTGTAACAGAAGTACAAACATAAGGTTAATTTGGGGGTAAACAAATGAAAGAATTAAAGAATGTACCGGGATTAAAACCGGAAGACGTGGTAGTTGTTAAAGAGTACAGCTATGGAGAACAAGCGTTGCTTGCTTCAAAGGTTGCAAAACTTAGTGCGAATAAGGTTATGAGGATGTCATCGGATCAGTTAGAGAAACAGATGGAACAGAATTACGATCTTTACGCAGCACAGATGTATCCATTAGTATTTGGAGTTTCCAAGGCACCTTTCTTTAAGGAAGGGATGAGTATAGAACAGAAATTGGAAGTGATTTTTGAACTTCCAAAGAAAACGGGGGCCTTTTTATTAAATGAGGTAAAAGAAATAAATGAAGTTGAAGTTGGACCAGAACACCAAAAAAAATAGGGTGGGTCATGTCTGGGCGTAGTCGTGATCCTTATTACTCTATAATTGTTCAAGAAGCTATGCTCTGCAAATGGTGGGGCTGTACGCCAAGCCAACTTGAAAAAGAAAAGTATACCGATGTGATGAAATACACACAAGTGTACAATGAATTAGCTAAAAAGAACCCTTTAGCTATGTTTATGTGAGAAAATGGCAGATTTTAATGTAAAGGTAGATATGAGTTGTACCCCTATGGGGTCTTCAATAGAAGGACCAGAGGGGAAGAAACCCAAGGTTAAAGATAAACCTTTAACTAAAAATATTAGTTCAGGTATATCCAAAGTTCTTAAGGGGCTTGGTATAGTTTCTGCAATTTCAATAATAGCAAATCTTGTTCTTAGTTTTAAACCTCTTATGAGTGTTGTAAGTAATATCTTTAAGATGGTGGGTATGCTTCTAAGACCCATAGCCAGCGTATTTATGGTTCTTTTGATGCCAATTCTTATGCTCTTGAAACCGATTGTACGCTCTGTAAATCAACTTATGAGGCCTTTCATTGTACTTGCGATGGAGTTCATGAGAGAAGGAGAATTTGGTAAGGCCACAGCAACTATACTTGGGGGTCTGGGTATTGTTTGGATTAAGATGTCTGCCGAATTTATTAAGTTTATAGGCGCGGTGATTATATCTGCTCTTGCTGGTTTGTTTGGATTAGTAAGTGAAGATGCAAAGAATCAGATCAATGATAATATGCTTCCGGCTTTTTATACTTTTGTAGATGATCAAGCAGCTTTGATGTCTGCAGGTATAGTTGCAGGCGTTGCAAAGATAGCTCAAGGGTCAAATGTAGGTATAGAAACTTTTGTTAATGATGCAATGGATGCAATAGAGACTTCTTATCCGAATATATCCCAAGTAACAAAAGATGCTTTAGATCAAGTGAGGGCGCTTGCAATAGAAGGAAAACTTGCCGAATCACTTAAGATCCTTACAAGGGCGGGCATTTTATCTATAATGACTTTTGGTATAGAGGTCTCTGCAGCTCTTTCAGGAGCTTTTGCAGCAATGATAGAAGCAGCAACAGGTGTGAGCGTCTCTAGTGAAGATGGTACCTTAGACTTCTGGTCGCTTCTTTCTGCACCATTTAAGCAAATATGGAATGGTATTAGGGGCGGAGATGTAGGATATGGTTATAAATCGCCTGGCATAGGTTCATTTGGTATAGTTGGTGCATTTATGGGGGGGCCTGACGAAAGGCCAAATCAATAATGGTAATGGAAAAATCAATAAGTGAAGGATTGAGGGATACTGGAATAGGGAAATTGCTTAAAATGGTTTCAGGTATTTTGAAAGGCCTTAGGCCTCTAACCATTGTGCTTGAAAAAATTATGAAATTAATCATGGGTATTCTTTCACCCGTGCTTTCAGCAATTACTATTTTATTGATGCCTATCTTATTAATGTTAAAACCTATTGTACGTGTTTTAAATCAAGTAATGACTCCTTTTATACGTCTTGCCTTACAAGTTATGAAGGCTGGATTTGAAAAGGAAAAAGAAGGAGAAGGTGGGGCTTTTGCCAAAGCAATCGCATCTTCTATGGCCATAATGTTTATAGGACTATCAACAGCAATAGTGGCTGCGGTAAAGCCTTTGGTTGATTATGTAGTTATATCTTTTACAGTACTTATTGGGAGTTTTATCAACACTTTTATTCCGTTTGTTAAAGTTAATGTAGAAAGGGCTGTAAAGAGTGTTCAAGAACTTTCCGATAAGTCTTTTGCATATTTTTCAGGAGTGATGATTGCATTATCTGTCAAATTAGCAAAGCCATTTATATCTAAAACCGATGATTTTGTTTTAAGTGCTGCTTCTGCAATTTTAGATATCTTTGTTGGGGGAAAGAAGAAAAAACAATCTATGGCAGATGTTATCTCAAGTGGTGCAAGTATATTTGGTATGGATACAAGTAATTTAATGCAATTATGGTTTGGATCTCCAGATGGTAAAGAAGAAGGTGTACTTACTAAAAAGAGCAAGTCCAAAATACAAGAACTTGAGAAAGCGGGAGTTGCCAAAGTTAAGGAAATTATAGATATAGCTAGGGAAGAAGCAGAAAAAATAAAATCAAGAGCAAGAATAAGTTCAGGAACTTCAAGTTTTATCACAGAAGGAATAAGAGGGAATAAACCTTAAGGAGGAAAAATGACAGATGTATCAATAACAAATCAAGAAGAACACACTTTTACCTTTGCAGATGGTGAAGTGCAAGATATAAGAACGTCAATTAATTCAAATCCAGATGCGGACCCGATGCCCTTATCAGCACCAGGTCTTGCAATAATATTTGATTTTAATGGGGCATTAAAAACTATAACAATTACAGGAATGCTGTTTGACACAACAGGAGATGATAGAGTTACTGGTAGCGGGGCACCTACTGTGCAGACATTGGCTCAGCAGAGATGGTGGTTAGAAACCTTGGTTACAGGGAATCAAAGTGTGGCTAATTTTAACTCTAATTACGACGACCAAACATATGCGGGAGGAAGTATAACAGATTATGTAGCAGGAAGTGGACCCCAAACACAAGTAGTAGTATCTGGGTTAACATTTGGAGAGGTACAAGGAGATCCAAACAAACTTCCATTTACATTAAAACTAATAGCGGGATCATAATGGTTATAACATTGCCGGGATTATCAAAGGTAGAAATAGACAATATAGATGTCTCTAGTTATGTATCTTCTTGGATACTTGAAAGGGAATTCGGAGATGCATTAACAAAGGGAAACGTTGTCCTTAAATCTACGGTTACAAATACAGGACTCCTCTTTGATGAAGATAATGCATACCATGAGGTAGAAGTGTGGAGAGGAATCTCTGCTTCAGATGAGGACAAAATATTCCATGGAGAGATTACGTCTTTCTCAAAAGACGGAATTAATATAAATTGCAATTGCAGGGACAAGCTTAATTTGGCTGTAAGAGCCAATGTTACAAAATCCTATGATATAAATATCGATCCGGAAGCAGGGGTTATTTCAGAAATATTTAAGGATTTAATTAACACATATACAGATTTAACTGCAGATGTAACATCTATACAAGATTCAGGTGCTTTAACTACTATAACAAAATTTGTATGTAATCATGTGAGTGTATTTGAAAGATTGGAAAAACTTACAGAAATTCTTGATTGGCAATTTTATTATAATCCTACAACAGATCTAGTTTACTTTGAACCAAAGGGATACCCCTCAAATTCAAATACCTTAATCGTTGGAACAAATGTTATTGTAAAACCCAAATGGGAAATAGATAAATCGGAAATGTGCAATAAACTTACAATCATGGGTGCAGAAGAAATAGTGGAAACAACAGAAAATGGTCAGATAGGAGTGACAGCCGGTTATACGCAGACTTCAGTAAATCTTAATCATATCCCTCTTTCAGTTAAAGTTTATTGTGATGCAGCAAATCCTCCAACAACTCTACGGACTGGTGGTAATGAAGCAACAAGTGAGAGTTATGATTATTCTGTAGACGTTGAGAATAAAAAGATAGATTGGAATACTTTAGATTATACCCCTGGTGCTTCAGATTATGTAGAAATTAGGTATTCTTATAGATTACCAAGACCAGTAGTTGCAAGGAATTCTCCAAGTATTGCTACACATGGAGAACACAAAAAGGATTTTTTTGTAAGAGATCTAAAGGATGTAACAGATGTAGAAACATATACCTCTAAATATGTTGCTAAATACTCAACACCTTTTATGTCTGCACTTCTTAGAGTTATTAATGTCTCAGATATGTATGCTGGCGAGACTATAA